TAATTCGGTAGTAACAGTTGATGCTATCCTAACAAAAAAAGGTAGAGAGCTTTTAGCAAGAGGCGATGGCTCTTTCCAAATCACGCAATTTGCTTTAGCAGATGACGAGATCGATTATACTTTATATAATCCTTCTCACCCATCAGGTTCAGCATACTACGGTGAAGCAATTGAAGCTATGCCGTTACTCGAAGCATTTCCTGATGAGACTCAAATTATGAAGTACAAGCTTACTACTCTACCAAGAGGTACAGCTAGATTACCAATCTTAGCTTCTGTAGCAAGTATCTCTTTGAAACAGGGTCAATCTCAAGCTGTTACTCCTGAGACATTAAACTATTTAGGAGGAGGTAATACTACTGAAACCAACGGATATGTATTCACCATTGCAGATGCTCGAGTAGCAGCAGCATTTAATGGAGCAGGAATCAATACAGATGAAGCTCAGAGATTAAATCAAAATACTACACTAGGTACTAACGTATCTAAAACAGTAATTGGAACTACGTTAAACTTTACAGGTACTACTGTAAATACATTATTTGGTTCTAATACTACATTAACTACATCATTAACAATTATCGGTAGAGATTCTGGAGCTAGAATCACAGTGCCTGTAACCATTACTAAACTCTAATAGCATATGTCATTCAAAAGATTCGAAGCTGACGATATAGCCATTAGTGCTGAATCAATCACAGCACCGGTATGGTCAACAGGTAACCCTACATTAGCTACCTTCTTTACCTCCTCAGCACAGTACACTTCTAATAATCAGTACTACGTAGACATCTACCAGACAGGTTCAGATGAAACTAATGCTGCAGTTCAATTCTCTATCTCCTACGCTAATAAAGTAGGATCAGGATCTGTACTACTAAATAGCGCTGTAGACGGTAAATCTCCTTCATCTATTTTATACGGACAGTACAGAAGCTTAGTACTAGGAGATGAAGATTCAAACTTCTCTCTAAACGGTACTACTCTATCTGAGTTCTATGTGATGTCGGTTGATAGAGCTAGATATAAGGAAAAACTACTCCCAGGTACTTTCCAAATCGTAACAGATAACGGTACCTTTATTGATAATAGTACCTCACTAACAACAGTTACTTACGGAGACGCTGGTAGAGTTTATAAGATTGTATCAGGTAGTATTGCCGACGGAGTTCATAACTCAACAGAGAAAGGATACTTCCTACCAGATATAGGTACTATCCTATTCCATACAAGCAGTATTGCTACTGCATCTACAGTCACTTCTGACACTAACGGAGAGAACGCTGAGAAATTCTTTGATGCACTAACTAGTATAAGATTAAACTCTGAAGAGACAGTTAGCTCACAGTATGCTTTTGTTAGAGTAAGAAACTCAGAATTCAACTACTCAACTAATCCATCTAACATTACAGGATCAGGAGATTTACGTCACAACGTAATGGTAAACTCTCCACAAGCCTATATGACAACAGTTGGACTGTACAACGACAACAACGACTTATTAGCTGTAGCTAAACTATCACAGCCACTATTAAAAGACTTCACTAAAGAAGCATTAGTACGTATCAAGTTAGACTTCTAATGAATGAGTGCATTTATAAAACTCAACAAACAAGATGCGTTTATAACTCCGTATACTGCGCATAAATCCTACTCCTATTCTACGAATCAGGAGAGGATTGCTGCCGGTGTTAGGTTTAGGTTCGGAAGTGCTTTAAGCAGTTCTAGATCTGGAGATATAATCCCAACCAATTTAAACAGGTTTCATAGTTCAGTAAAGCAACTGTACTACTCAAACTATTCTGCTTCTTACGAAAGCGGAAGTTTTGAAAACTTTAATCAATCTACTTTATTCTTTACTAAGAGTTTAGAAGACAATGTAGCTATTATTTCCATTCCACAATTTTTATATGGAGAGAATATCAAACCAGGTACGTTTGAATTTAATTCTGGATCGGTATTTCATATTACAGATGACGGAGAAGGTAATTTATTTGCCTCAGGAGCAGTTACATATAGTCAAGTAGTATCCTCATCGGATAATATAGTAACTACGAATTTTCAAGTCACAGAGTCTGCTGACCTCGATACTGTACCAGATCCCACCACCATGGTATTAGATAGACCTCTAATAGCCTATACCGGCAGTTTAGCTAAAGTAGAGTGGAGCGGAACTCCTAGTACCTCTCCGTTTTACCTACTAAACGGCACCTCTCAAGTAACTGTAGTAAGCGAATCAGTAGACCTTAACTACCTATCTTTCTCCTCTGACACAACACTTATATCTAGTAACGCTGCTAACGTACAGTTTCAAAAGAACAGTTCCGGTAGAATCAACTTCTATTTTGAAAGTTCAAGTCAAGCTGTAACTACTGTAGATCACCTGGTATACCAATCTGCTTCTATAGCTGACGGAGAATACTTAGGAAACATCTTCTACAGTCATGGAATGTTGACTTTAACTAAATCTGTTACTGCTAAGAGGTTACAAGAACAGGTACTAAGATCAGGATCTTTATCATGGAAAGGATCNCATACTATTTACGAACATACATATAATTGTAGATCTAATCAATCTCAATTAAACTTCTCTCTCAATCCATCAACATTCACAAACACACCAGAGAGCGGTTCAATCAACGGCAATGTAACAGGAAGTTATTTCCAACCATATGTTACAACAGTCGGGTTATATAACGATGCAAACGAGTTAATTGCAGTAGGAAAGCTAGGACAGCCTATTCCGAAATCGCAGTATAACGATATGACGTTTGCAGTAAAATTTGATGCATAATGATGATAACCCCAGTAACCTGGAGGTATAAAGATCAACTCATTACTGGAATCTCAGACATGCCAGAAGGTACATATGGATTTATCTATAGAGTTACTCATATACCTACCAAGAAAAAGTATATAGGAAAGAAAGTTTTATTTTTTGAACGTAATGTTAAGTTAGGTAAGAAGGAGACAGAAGCTTTAAGAGAAGAGAGAAAAGCAGCTGGTATCGGCGGTAGAGTACCTGCTAAGAAGAAAGTAGTTAAAGAATCTGACTGGAAGACTTACTATGGATCTCAAACAGAAATCAAAGTTCTCGTTAAAGAATCAAATCCTGGAGATTGGACTAGAGAGATTTTAGAGTTCGTTCCAACAAAAAAACTGTTGACTTATTACGAAATAAAGCATATATTTATCAACGATGCTTTAGAAGATCCGGATTTTCTTAACGATAATATATTAGGTAAGTTCTACCAGAAAGACTTTTTATAATGGATCCATATATAGATTTACTAGACAAATATAGATTTGACCCTGAATGGACTTATGTAGATCATGGTCAAAATGGATCTGTATATAGAAAAGGAGACACTATTATTAAGGTTACCACTGATGAAGTAGAGTTAGAGCATGCTCAAAAAGCTGAAGGGAAAACTTTTCCATCTCTTAACCCGATCTCGAATGTAGAAGTACACTCATCAGATCTCGGCACATACACCTCCCCATTCCTATCCCCAGTACCGCCTCAGGTTAAGAAAGCTATCAATAATAAGCATCAGGAGATTACAGAGTACATTGAAACAAAAGACGATTCACTGTTAGAAGGACTGCCTTCTCTACTCCAAAAGTTCTTCAAGCAAGTAAGAATAGATTTTCAAAAAGCAGGTATACCATTAGACGAAACAGATATCCAAGGAGATAATGTAATGGTAGATGCAAAAGGCAAGTTAAAGTTAATCGACTATTAAGTTGGATTTACGAATATAAATTCGTATATTTAAGGTCTAACTAGTTATACTCTCTATGGAGAACGGATTGCTATTAAATGCAGTTGAAAATGTTTTAGGTAAATCTCATAAACGAGCAAGAGAAAATTATGCTTTTCATTGCCCGTTTTGTAATCACCGTAAACCTAAGCTCGAGATTAAGATGATGTCTGATGAAAACGGACATAATCCNTGGGAGTGCTGGGTATGTAATACTCGAGGACGTACTATAAAATCTCTGCTCCGTCAAATGAAGATCGGAAAAGAAGAAGCTATTGAAGTACTAAAGTACGTTAAGAAGGGAGAACGAATTACTTACCACGACCTTGAGGTAGTCGAACTGCCTAAAGAATTCCAACCACTATACTCAGCATCAACAACTTCCTTTATCGCTAATAAAGTTAGACGTTACCTTTACAAGAGAGGTTTAACAGACAACGACTTTACCAAGTATAACATAGGTTACTGTATGACCGGAGACTACGCAGGTAGAATCATCATACCATCCTATGACGAGAACAATAACTTAAACTTTTTTGTAGGTAGAACATTCGAAGATGCTTTTATGAAGTATAAGAATCCTTCTGCCTCTAAAGATATAGTAGTATTTGAGAATATGATTAACTGGGATCAGCCTTTAGTTTTAGTTGAAGGAGTCTTCGACGCTATGGCTGTTAAGCGTAATGCTGTTCCGATCTTAGGCAAGACATTATCTAAGAGCTTAATGAAGAAATTAATTTCCTCTAAAGTTCAAGACATCTACATAGCATTAGATAAGGATGCAGAGAAAAAAGCGGTAAGCTATTCTGAGCAATTTCTATCAATGGGTAAACGAGTCTTCTTCGTTAACATGTTAGATAAAGACCCAAGTGAGATGGGATTCGCTAATTTTACAAAACTAGTACAGCAAGCTGAAGAGATGACCTTTAGCGATCTTTTAAAATATAAATTACAGTTTACATGATATATAAAGGAGCAAATGTTCTATACGAACATAAAAGAAAGAACTTAATGTTCGATGGAGAATTAGAACAGATTACATTCCTAGATCGACGAGTGTATAAGAAGGAAGAAGGAGTATACTACCCTTCAGTTACAACTGTGCTGCAGTATATGCCGAAGAATAAGTTCTTTGATAACTGGTTGAAGGATGTTGGACATAATGCTGATCTCATTATGAAGAAAGCAGCCGACGAAGGTACTGCAGTTCATAATGCAATGGAAGATCTTATTGCAGGTAAGGAGATTGTATGGATGGATGACTACGGTAATGCAAAGTATAATCTGACTGTATGGAAGATGATTTTAAAAGTAGCAGAATTCTTACAGACATACAAACCAGAAATTATTGCAGTAGAGGAATTTACATTCTCAGATAAACACAAGTATGCAGGTACTGCCGATTTAGTTTGCAAGATCGATGGAGAAATGTGGTTGATCGACTTAAAGACTTCAAACAATCTACACCGTTCATACGACCTGCAGCTATCTGCTTATGCTAAAGCCTGGGAAGAGATGTTCGGTCAGCAGATTAATAGAACAGGAATACTCTGGGTTAAATCTGCAAAAAGAGGACCAGCTAAAAAAGCAGGAGTAATTCAAGGTAAAGGATGGGAAGTTAAAGAAGCAGTAGATATCGATGCTAACTTCGATTTATTCAAGACCATCTACAAACTCTATGAATTAGATAACCCGACTACGGAACCTATTTATAATAGTTATCCAACTAAGATTAAACTATGAAACCCACAAATCTTTTCGAAGAAGCAGTAGAACAGGCTTACAATAGAGCTTTATCAGAAACAGTAGATAAAGTAGTATCAGGTGAAATCGAACCTCAGCCCGAGGTACTAGAAGAGATTACTAAAGGCTCTCCTGTNGCACCAATTGCAGTTCTACCTTCAAAAGAAAGACAGAGGTTACAAAACTATACGGAGTACTTACAGAGAGTACTTCCCGCAGATTTTGATGTTGAATATAGACAAGACCACATAAAGGTGTCTATTCCTTACTTTGATAAAAATAAGAATCACCAGCAAGATTGGACACCTCACCAGGCACAGCTACCAGAACAAACCGAAGAGCAATCTTTTGATTTTACTCCGCACATAGCTTCTATACTGGAATACTGTATGGGGAAAGGTATGAAAGTAACACCAATACCCGAAGTTAAAGTTAGACACGATGAAGAAAATGCTGCTAACTTATTCGGTAGAACCGGATACTACGATCCTCAAAATAAAGAAATCGTACTGTATGCAACAGGACGTCATCCTAAAGACGTCTTAAGAAGTTTCTGTCATGAACTTGTTCACCATATGCAAAACCTAGAAGGAAAGGATTTGACTTTCTACACTACAGATGTACATGCAGATGAAAATCTAAAAGAGATCGAACAAGAAGCACACGCTAAAGGAAGCTTCTTATTTAGAGATTGGGAGAATTCAAATAAGGAACAAGTTAACGCTAATGCAGAGTAGTCTATTAGATTTATTTGAAGTTACAAAGGAAGAGTTACACCCTGAGTTAACCAAGTATCGTCTGTATTGTGATATGGACGGAGTGCTGTGTAATTTTAGGGAACAGTATGACCACCTATTCGGAATGACACCAGATC